GATGATTGTTGAGATAGACGGCGTAACATTGACTGCCCCGCCTCCAGTGGACGTCCCAATCAGTTTCTAGTATGGTTTCTACCTTAAGAAGAGAAGGTGAACACATGACTCTTGAACTTGCTTCCGAAGAACTGAATGCTCTTGCCAAGCTGATTGATGCGGCAATCCGAGCTGGTGGCGTCGAAGCCGCGAAGGTTGGCATCCCGCTTTTCGCTAAGCTTGAACAGGCCGTTGCTACCGCCAATGCGCCGAAGGAAGCCGAATAATGGCTCAGACCACGTATAACGTTGTCATTGATGACGATTACGTCATTCCTGTCGGTGACCTGACGAAGGAACAGTATGTTACCTACGTCATGAATTACGCTGCCGAGTCGTACATGAAGCAGTATAAGACTGCGACAGTCGATGACGGCATTCGGGCTGCGACGGATGCGTATAACGCATCGCTTCCGGCGCCCACGCCCACCCCCTGATTGGAGATTGAGCCGTGGGTGACGTTTCCGTCTGGCAGAACGGCAATCTCCAGACCTCTCGGGCTCCGGCTTCGGGGGAACTTCTTGTTGGAAACGGAACCGACTTCACTCTTTCTCAGAGTAATATAACTTTTGGGAACCCCATCGTGTTTGGGGTTCCCATCACTGTTAACGGTATCGTTTACAGCACCTCGGGCGGCTTCAAATTTCCCGACGGAACGACACAGGCGAGCGCGGCGGTAAGTCCTCCGACAACAATTACGGATTTTATTTCTGGAGTTATCGCTGTCCCGGTCAATCAGGACTACCAGATCACTCTTAATGTTCCTGTGGCGATTACGATTACGAGCACAACGACGATATGTGTTTCGGGAACATGCACGGCAACCTTTAAAATTGCCGGGTCTGCCATAGGGGGTTCCGCTAACGCGGTCTCGTCATCTCAGCAGACGCAGGCCCATACGACGGGCAACATAGCGGCTGCCGGCCAGAACATTGTCCTTACGATATCATCCAATTCATCATGCTCATACATGGCCTTCACGATGACGTTCACGCGGGGGCTCTCGTAATGGCAGGGTTTATATTCGTTCAGGCTGTTTCCACGCCGGGTTCACAATCTTTCACGGCGCCGGGGTCGTACGCTTTCACTGTTCCTCTGTACACAACCCTTACCGTGAAGCTCTGGGGCAGCGGCGGCGGTGGCGGTGGACGAGTCGAAGGTACGTCGGCTGGAAATACCGTTTTCAACTCAACTGTAATTGCTACCGGAGGAATAAAAGGGGGAAGCCCTTTAGTTGGTTCACCCGGAACGTCTGTCTCCGGATCGGGTGGCGATAGTAGCCAGTCTAGTTCGGCCGGAACAACTGGCGGGCAGGGCGGGGCAGCGGCTAATACTGGGGGCGGTGGCGGCGCGGGTGGATCGCCTGTTGGCGTAGGCGCAAACGGTAATGCTGGCAACGCCTATGGCGGTGGCGGCGGCGGCTCTAATAGTTCGATTTATGGGTCAGCATATGGCGCTTCGGGTGGCGGCTATACGACGAAAACATATGCCGTAGGCGCATTGTCGGTCGGTGCCTCCGTTCCCGTAGTCGTTGGCGCTATCGGCACGGGTGGGGCCAACGGATTAGGATATGGGACTGGCGGCAACGGCGCTCCGGGTGCAGTTCTAATTTCATGGACTTAATTAAAAAACGAGAATCACTTAAAGCAGTAGGGAACGTCTATGGATAGCCAAACCCTCATCAACACCGGACTTGGCGCCCTGCTAGCGATCTTCGGATGGTTGGCCCGGCAGCTCTGGGAAGCTGTATCCAAATTGCGAGAAGATCTTCACAATATTGAAAAGGATTTGCCGAAAAGTTACGTTAGTAAAGATGAATTTAATACAACGATGAAGCGTATTGAAGACATGGTTGAACGGATTTATGATAAGCTCGATGCCAAGGTAGACAAGAGGAGCTGACATGGGAAATTTTTACAAAGACGTAATCAAGAAAGACTCCAGATTTAATTCAATTAACAAAATCAATGATCTAGCGCTTTTGGAACCCAAGACCCGCGCTGCCGTTGTCGCTATTATTGCCGATGGAAAGGCGATGGGTTTAGAACTTAGGGTTTTGGAAACCTATCGTAGCCAAGCCAGACAGCATCAGTTGTTTCAAATGGGTGCCACGCAACTGTCAAAGGTAGGGTGCCACGGATACGGACTCGCAGCTGATATTGGCATAATCACCGACAATCGGCTTGATCCCGATGGCATCCACTATGATGCACTGCGAAAACTTGCAGAAAAGCACGGGCTCATTTCTGGCTCGGATTGGGGTATGCCAAATGTAAAGCACTCATTCCGGGATTACGATCATGTTCAGCGTATTGCTGTAAAGCGGCAAGCTAGTGTTTTTGCTGAAACATGGTATCCTGACGAATCTTACAACCCCCTTGTTGACCTTGGGAGAGCAAAATGAACAGCGATCAGGTTGGCGGTATTATCCGCGCAATTCTTGCGGCAGTAGCTGGATATGTTGCTGGCAAGGGGCTGATTACAGCTGGCGTTGCTGACCAGCTGGTTGGCGCGGGCGTCACCATTGGCGTTGCCGTCTGGTCTGTCCTTGCCAAGAAGCCAGTCGCGTAATGGGATGGGCCAACCTACTTATGGCCCTAATCAGTGCTACTGGCGCTTTGGCAAAATATTTGTCAGATCGCCAGTTAATCACTCTTGCCGAATCAGCTAGCGCGGCCTCCGCACTAAAAAGGGTTCAAGATGCGCTTGCTGCTGGTGACGCTATTGACACTTCCCCTGACGAGTTGCGCAAGCCAGACAAGTATGAGCGCAAAAACTGATATTGGCGTAAATGCCGCGTGTTCCGTATGGCGTCCAATTTTGTGGTATCCCAAGGATACCGATCAAACAATTAAAGAGATCAAAGTCAACAATGCCCGTCACGACGCATTTTGCCGGTAAACATTTGTAAATTCATAGTTTGGATTGCCGACTATTTGCTGCTAAAATGCGTTGACATTTGGAGCGGCTAAATGACAACCGGCCTCAGTTACGATGGTTCCACGGGAACCAATTATGTCACCCAGATTGCAACGCTTGCGGTTGTTAGCCCAACCGATACAAATTATGTCGCCATTCTTCCCCAAATGATTACATACGCTGAAAATAGAATCTATAGGGATTTAGATTTTCTCTTTACGTCAATTACGAACACATCCTATTCAATGACGGCTGGCGTTCGATCTCTTTCCGTTCCGTCTTCCGTTTTTGTCGTTCCGCAGCAGATTAACGTGGTTCTTGGAACGGGAGCCCGGTATCCGCTTACTCGTACAACAAGGGAATTTATAGATTACGTATACGGCGATCCTTCGGTTACCGGACAGCCTCGCGTTTTCACAACATCCGGAGCATCCGATACAAGCTTCACGTTTTACGTAGGCCCCTATCCAGATCAGGCATACAGAACTGAGATTGTTGGTACATTCCGCCCAGCAAGCATGTCGTCAACAAATCCGACAACATTTATCAGTTTATATTTGCCAGATTTAATGATTATGGCATCAATGATCTACATTAGTGCGTACCAGAGAAATTTCGGACGCGCTAACGATGACCCTCAGATGGCAGTCACATACGAAAGTCAGTACAAATCTCTTTTGTCAGGCGCCATGACAGAAGAGTTTAGGAAGAAGTTTGAGGCTTCGGCTTGGTCGTCTCACGCTCCGTCTCCTGTTGCTACGCCGACGCGAGGTTAAAATATGCCCCACGCGTCATTCAAAATACTTCCGGGTGTGGATCAAAACAAAACACCGGCGCTTAACGAAGCGGCGATATCGCAAAGTCAACTTATTCGGTTTATTCCCGATAGGAACCTCGGCGGCCTTGTTCAAAAACTTGGCGGGTGGTCTCTATATTACTCTGCATCTATTGGTTCTATCGCTCGTGCTCTTTTGGCATGGGAGGATACAAATTCCAATGCTCGTTTGGCCGTTGGTTCAGAGGGTAGTGCGCCTATCCAAATTACAAACATAGTGGGAAACGGATCGAGTGTAGTTGCTTCGTTTGCAGCCGGACAATCCATTCCGCCAAATTCATCATATGTTTTGATATCAGGTGCAAATCCGAGCATCTATGACGGTTATTGGCAAATTTCATCACAGACATCCACGTCTATTACATTTTCCAGCACCATAACGTCAGCTTATATTTCTGGCGGAACTATCCAGACTGGCACCATTGCATCGCTTCAGACCATATCAAATGGACAATCGCGTAACATTACGCCTCAGTATCAGATTTTTAGTTACCCATTTTCCTCTGTTCAATTTACTACGAGTACATCAACAAACACGGTAAGTGTCTCCATATCAGGCGTAAACATTGGCGCAAATGATAGTGTTTTTTTTAAAACACCCGTATCAATCAATGGGCTAATTATATCGGGTCAATACGCAACATTTAATGGGCTCGCCAACTCGTTTAGCATCAGCGTTATTGATGCTGCTGGAAATCCCGTTTTTCCAAATAGTTCGTCAACATCTGCGGGTACTGTTTCTCTTTTTACGGCCTCCGCCAGTTCGTCGTTGATTAAGGTTACCCTTGCAAATCACGGACTTATAGCAGGTTCAACATTTGCAGTTTTGACTCCGGTTACCATTGGCGGGACGTCGTCCGGCGCTATTACGCTATATGGTAACTATGTTGTAGCTCAAAATAGCCTCTTAGATGCCAATAACTTTTATATTAATGCGGCAAATACAGCTGGTGCTAGCCTCTCTTCATATACGAGCTACCAAAATAATAATTCGGTATATCTCGTTATCTATCGCGGATTGTCAGCACCCGCATCTGGCACGGGATATGGGATTGGTGGATACGGCTCTGGTGCCTATGGCGGAACCGCCAGTGTCTCAAATTCGACAAGTAGCGGAACGCAAATCTCAGCACCAGATTGGACCATAGATAATTGGGGCGAGGTTCTTGTCTCGTGCCCATTGAACGGTCCTATTTATGCTTGGTCCCCTACCCAAAACCTTCCTGTCTCAACAATCATACCAACGGCCCCACCGGTCAATCAGGGCGTTTTTGTTGCGATGCCCCAGCGTCAAGTTATCGCTTGGGGTACAACATCAAACGGCATCCAAGACCCGCTTCTTATTAGGTGGAGCGATGTTGGGAACTACAACACATGGATTGCATCCCTTGTTAATCAGGCAGGATCATATCGTATCCCCAAAGGGTCAAGAATTGTTCAATGTATTCAAGGCCCTCAACAGGCTCTGGTTTGGACAGACCTTGGCCTTTGGGCAATGCAGTATGTTGGTCAACCATACATTTATCAATTTAACGAAATCGGAAATGGTTGCGGACTGATTGGTAGGAAAGCGGCGACATCCCTAAACGGTAATGTTTACTGGATGGGTCAAAGTCAATTTTTCCAATTGACAAGCGGCGGCGTGCAGCCAATCGCATGTCCAGTTTGGGATGTTATCTTTCAAGACTTAGATACAAACAATCTTGACAAAATTCGGGTGGCTCCAAATTCCCGCTTTGGGGAGGTCTCTTGGTATTACCCAACAACCGGAAATGGTGGAGAAATTAACGCCTATGTAAAGTACAACATCGTACTGAATCAGTGGGATTTTGGCGCCCTTGACCGCACGGCATGGATTAACGAGTCGGTTTTGGGCCCACCCATCGGCGCCGCATTTCTTGGCACGGCCAGCAACTCGTTCATTGTACAGCACGAAACATCTCCCGATGCGGTTACGACATCAGGCTCTCCGGCGCCCATGATTTCGTCTTTCCAAACAGGCTATTTTGCCCTGACAGATGCAAATATAAAAATATTTATTGATGAAATATGGCCGGATATGAAGTGGGGATACTATAACGGCTATACAAACGGGGCACCTACATATCAAACGCCTACAGCCTCGGTTCAGCTTACGTTTTATGTAGCAGATTACCCCGGCCAAGCCATTACAGCAGAAAATACCTTCGGCCCATTTACGATGACGCAGGCGTCAACCTTTATCACGCCGCGACTTCGGGGCCGCCTTGTTTCCATTTTGATCCAAAGCTCAGACTTGGGTTCATTTTGGCGAATGGGAAACATGCGTTATAGATACCAGCCAGATGGAAGGTATTAATGGCTAGCCCCGGAGATATTCTCTCAGCCCTTAAGAACGGCGTCGTCAATATGGCGGCGCTTGCTCAGTCGTTTTACCGGTCTCAGGGGACGGCAACATCAAGCGCAATAGCCGGCGGCGCATCACCTACCGCTACGCTCGTGTATTCAGGTAGCGGATATCTTGTCAATTTTTCCGTCATTTCTGTATCGTCATCCACGACGGCCAACGGGAAAATTAATAATGCGGGATCGACAACAAGCGTCACCACATCCAATACGCTTTGTTCTATTCCAAATGTTGTTGGTGTTTTTCAATGCAATCTCGTATTTACCAATGGTTTAGTTGTAACTCCATCAGCAAATCAAACAGTTGCGGTGACATACTACCCGACTCCAGCAACGAGCTAAGCCATGCCGCTAAAACACGGGTCATCCAAAGCTACAATTTCATCAAATATTGGCGAGCTGATTAGCTCGGGGCGTCGCCAAAAACAGGCAGTTGCAATCGCCTTGAAGACCGCTCGGGAAGGCCGAGCAACAGGCGGAAAAATTGTAACGAAATCCCATATTGGTCCAATTCACAGTCCTGTTGCTGGCAGGACAGACCACCTTCCTATGCACGTTCCCTCTGGTGCATACGTCATTCCTGCTGACATTATTTCAGCCATGGGAGAGGGCAACACGATGTCTGGATTTAGCATTTTTAATGAAGTAATGAGAAAATATGGACACAAGCCGCAAAGCGCCCCTACAAGTACGCCAGCGACGGGCATCCCCATTGTTGCTGCTGGTGGCGAATATGTTATTCCGCCTGAAGTTGTAATCGCTATTGGAGATGGAGAGATCAATGTAGGGCACGCCGAACTTGATAAGTTTGTCAAAAAAATGAGAGCAAGAACGATCAGTACCCTTAAGAATTTACCCGGCCCTAAAACAGATTGAGGAAAATTGTATGCTTAACGAAATTGGCGTTCGTGTCGGCACCCCCGATGACGTTCACAATATGATGGACCTTGCTATCAAGGCCTGTGATGAAAATGGTTTTGTTTCTCCTAACCCAATGAAATTACTGAACGAAATTTGGCCAGCCTTAAATCTTGAACAGGGCATTGTTGGAATTATTGACAAGGGCGACTCAAACGGAATTGAGGGAGCCGTTCTGCTCCGCGTTGGAAAAATGTGGTATTCAGATAACGATGTTATTGAGGAGAAGGCAATCTTCATTGACCCAGATTATCGAAGTGCTAAAGGCGGTCGCGCCCGTAGGCTTTGTCAATTTTCCAAATATGTATCAGATTCACTTAGCGTACCTTTGATTATTGGTGTATTGTCAAACAACAGGACGGAGGCGAAAGTTCGCCTTTATGAACGTCAGTTTGGCAAGCCAACGGGTGCGTTTTTTCTATATAATGCTACAACCGGCCTGCGCCTTTCGGCAGGGGAGTAGAGAGCATGGGTGGCAAGTCCGGAACTACAACCCAGCAAGTACAAATCCCGCCAGAGGTTTTGGCTCGATATACTGCTGTCAATCAAACCGCTGAACAAGCCGCCCAGACTCCATTTCAGCAATATGGTGGCCAATTCGTTGCGCCACTAACAGACACTCAGCAACAGGGTATTTCTCAAGCTCAGCAATATTCGCAATCGGCTCAGCCTTATTATCAAGCGGGTGCGGGCCTCACGGCGGCGGGGTCACAGGGCGTTGGCGCCTTGACGCCGGAGCAAATTCAACAATACCAAAACCCCTATACTCAGGCTGTTGTTGACCCAACACTGAAGGCCTTGCAACTTCAGCAAGGTCAGCAAATGTCGTCCCTTGTTAATCCCCAGACGGTTAACGCTTTTGGCGGGGATCGTTCGGGTCTTGTGGCGGCAAATTTGGCACGCCAACAAGAACTTGGTACTGCGCAAGCCATCGCCCCTCTTTATCAACAGGGCTATACAAACGCCGTTCAGACAGCGACTCAGCAGCAGGGTGTAGAGGCCCAAAACCTTGCCCGGCAGCTTCAAGCTGGAGCCCAATTTGGTCAGCTCGGCGCTGGCGCACAAGGCGCCGGCCTGTCAGGTGCCCAAGCTGTCATTGGCGCGGGAACGCTTGGGCAGCAAACTCAACAAGCGCAAGATACCGCCCAATATCAACAGTTCCTTCAAGAACGTGGATATCCATTCCAAGTCGCTCAATTCTTGGCTGGGATTGCCGAAGGCACGGGTGCTCAGTCTGGTTCGACAACCACGACAACATCACCAACGTCATTCTTCTCAGACGTTCGGCTCAAGGACAATATCGAAGAAGTTGGAAGACTTCACGATGGACAGAAAATCTATCGCTACGATATGGGCGATGGAAAAACTCAACTTGGTCTCTTGGCTCAGGATGTTCTCAGGCATAAGCCCGAGGCGGTCGGTCTCCACCCAAGCGGCTTTCTGACCGTAGATTATCACGATGCGACAGACGAGGCGGCGGGCCACGGAAAGGGATTGATTCCTAATTCAATGGGTGGCGCAGTTTCTGAACCCGGACGATATGCCGATGGCGGCTCTATTAGCCTTGGCGATTTGTCTTCCATTCTTGCCATGCAGCATCAGTTTCAAAATCCGCAGGGTGGAGCTGGAGCTAGTGCAGGCCCGGTTGCGGCGCGCGGATACGTTCCGCAATCATCAGGGCAGTCTGGCGGTCGCCCAATGACACCGGGCGGTATGCCAGCGCCCCAAAAACCCGGATTTAATCAAGGCCTTGATGTCGCTAATCAAATTACCGGTCTTTACAAAAGCGGGAAAGAATTTGGCACAGATGTTGGCCTGATTGGGTCAAAGTCTGCTACTGCCGCTACTCCGCAATCAATCGGTGATGCCACAAAGGACATCCTTAGCAAGCCTGCCGAATGGGCTCAGGGATGGGACATTTCCCGCGCAAGTGGTGGCTCTGTTAATCCGTATTCATTGAGTTCAGACCCGCTTGGTGAAGCAGTCCAAGAGGGCGAGCAAAACAAGCCGAAAATGATGACGCCCGGCGCCGCGCCACAGCAACAGCCCGGTCTTGGAGCCGACATTCTTCATGCTGGAATGGCCGCGAAGGGCCTTTACGATGTTGGCTCTATGGCTGCGGGAGCCCCAGCCGCAATTAGCTCTGCCGCATCCACCATTGGCTCTGCCGCATCTGGCGTTGGTTCATTTTTGTCAGAAGCCGCACCATTTATGCTGGCACTCCTGAAGGATGGCGGAACGGCAGATCGTGGACGATTCGCTGCTGGCGGAACCCCGGATTCTACAGATGATACGCCACCGCCGCTTACAATTAACAAACCGCCAACTGCATCTTCTACAGCGCCGACAGCAGTTGATCCGATTGTTGACAAGCTTCTCGCTGGCACCGGTCGCTTTGAGAGTGGTAACGACTACAAAGCCGTTGGACCTGTAACGGCCAAGGGGGATCGGGCTTACGGTATCCATCAAATCATGGGCGCCAACATCCCATCTTGGACAAAGGAAGTCCTTGGTCAGGCCATGACGCCGCAGCAATTTTTGGAAAATCCAGATGCCCAAAATGCTGTTGGTCGCGCCAAGATGGGGCAATTTTACAAAAAATACGGAACACCAGAGGACGCCGCATCGGTCTGGTTTACCGGAAAGCCCGTCGCCCAAGCTAAGGGCGTCGGCCCGGATATTCTTGGGACGACGCCAAATCAATACGTTAATACCGTCATGCAATATGCTGGGCTGAAATCTCCGCAGGGCGAGCCCAGCCAATATCGCGCTCCAACAGCCTCCGCTACGGCCCCACCTAGTCGCGGCCTTCCGAGCATGGATGAGCTTGCCAACCGCTTTATGGCACCCGGTGGCACAGGCGCCCCGCAGCAAGCCCCGGATCAGGGCGGTGTTTCCGGCCTTGTTGGAAGCGAAAAGTTCTGGATTCCGCTTCTTTCGGGTCTTGGGCAAATGGCGTCTTCGCCCAGCCGTTATCTTGGCTCGGCTATTCTTCAGGGCCTTGGGGGTGGTGCGCAGGCGTATGCTAGCCTTGAGCAGCAACAAGCTCAACGCGGCCTTGAACAACAGCGCGTTGGCATTGACCAAACAAGGGCTGGTGTCGAGGCAATGAAGTTTTTTCAAGATAGGTATAAACCTATCTCGGATCGACTTGGCAATGTAACGGGATACAGGGATACAACTAGCGGACAAGATATCAGCGTCAATGACTACCAAGCCGCGATGGCCAACGCCCAGAGCAAGTTATTTGCTGGCACGGCTTTGGATACCCGAAAGGGCATTGCCCCACCGGCCCCAGCAGTACCGGGCACTACACCGCCAGTAACGCCGCCAACCGATGGATCGACAGTTGCGGAGAAACCCGCTCCTGCAACAGAAGCTAATACACCAAGCGACCCCCGGTCGATTCTTGACAACCTCAACTACAATAACATTTCTGATGTTACAAAAGCGCGCTCTACACTGCGGGATATTGCGGCCAAATCGTCTACGACAAATCCCGAAGTTGCCAGACAGGCAAGTGAGCAGGCTGATAAGCTTGATGAGTTTATCAAGGCTCCGGCTGCCGCTCGTCAAAAGGCCCTTGCAGAAGGCTCCGCTGATGCCTTCAATAAGTATCGAGATTCAGCACAAACCCGAGCTGAGGGATACGCTCAAACACAAAACTCAATCGACAGTCTCGCAAGTATTTATTCTCAATTCCGAGGCGGTCGAGGAACCGATTGGAAGGCCGCACTTTCGTCATGGGCGAGTAGCCTCGGCCTTCCGGTTCAAACCCAAAACCTTATCAATCAAGCCAGCAACTTTGATGCGGCCATGAAGATTGCAACAAAGACTGTCATTGATGATTTGGCGACAGCCAAACTCACCCGCGCCCCAGCGGCGTCTATTCAGGCGCTTCAAAAGATTGTTGCCGACCCAACAATTGAACCCGGTGCATTGTACGAAATCCTCGGCACAACCAAGGGGCTTCTTGAATACGGTAAGATGAGAGACGAGGCATTTATGGATCAAGCTCAAAAGGGCGAGCATCCAATTGACTTCCTTGACAAATTTAACAACGAACACAAAGACCTCTTGAATCAAAAGGTTGCTGAATCGCTTCAGCAGATTCCATATCCAAAGGATATTCCAAGCGCGAGTATTAGGCGCCTTAATGACCGTTATGGAAAATTTGGCTTTGACCCAGAGGCTAAATTGACAAATACACCAGCGGCTCCGACAACGCCAACCCCTGCGCGCGCCGTTCTGAATGGACGTACAATTGAAGTTCGCGGTGGGAAGTGGGTGTTTTCCGATACGGGCGAGGAGGCTAAGTGATGGCTGATGACACTCCGCCTCTCCCCACCGGGGCAACCATGCTTCCTCCCCTTCCGGCTGGAGCAAAGTGGCAATCTTCTCCGCCCGCGTCACCGACTAAGCCTGCTGCGGTAACGCCCGGTGAGCAACAGTTTCAACAAGACAAGGCACTTGTTGAAAAGGCTGCGGGCCTTGTCCCCGGTGAGCTTAAAGCAGGAACCTATTCTGCGCTGAATACATTTCTACTCAATGCTCCATCGCACGTCGTTGCTGCCGTATCGTCCCTTTCCGAGGGAAAGCCATATATGCAGTCATTCGAGGAGCAGAAGCGTTATGAGGATGCTCTTTCAAGGCAGTATCCAGTTTCGTCTGGAATTGGCACAGCTGCGGGTCTTGGTGCGAGCCTTTTGACGCCCATCGGTGTTGGCGGCGCAGCCCTTCGCGGTGCGGGCCTTGGCGCAAAAGCCCTCGCTTCTGCTGGTATTGGCTCTGTCATGGGCGGCGCAGCTGGATATCTGGAGCATCTTGATCCGACGCAAGGACTTGTTGGCGCTGGCCTTGGCGCTGGGCTTGGGGCGGCTGGAGAGGGTGTTGCTTCTGGCTTGTCAAAATATCTTGCCAAAGCTCCGGCTGTTTTGGATGCAGCGGGGAACCCAACCCAAGAAACGCTTAGTGCGCTCAAGTCTGCATTTGGTGATCGACTGAGCCCAGAAGACGCCAAAGCGTTCCTTGGAAGATATGGTGAGCTTAGCCAAAAAGCCGTTTCACCAGAGGCGGCTATGCGTCAGGCATTGCTTGAACATGCTGGTGTTGAGCAGCCAACTCGCAGCATGGTTACGGGAGAAAAAGTTTCTCCAGCCGCAGCCGGTATTCGATCCGAATCACAAGAGCAGGCCGGTTCTTCGATCTATCAAAAAGCCCAAGAGCTTGCCCAACAAGCTACCCCAGTCGGGGCAACTTCTCCTGTATTTGGGGAGCTTGCGGAAAAATTCCATACAGCCGGATATGCAGGACAGCAATCTAGAACAGCTACCTATAATCGGATGAAAAGCCTTCCGGGTGAATTTGATGACGCCATCACTCAGGACTTTATTCCAAAAATTCAAGAAACTTTAAAAAAAGGCAAGTTTCCAACGTCTTTTGCCGGGGAGCCTGATTATCCCATTGCAAATCAAGCCCTTGATTATCTTTCAAATGGACTTGCTGCCGGAAACTATCCGCTTTCATATGAGCCGCTTAATCTCAACAACATTGAGCAAGTCAGAAGCGCGCTTAATGGCTTTTGGGCGAAGGCTAGCGGAAAGGATCGCGTTGCAATCGATTCCATTAAGGAAGGATTTGACACAGCCGTGAGCCAATCGCTTCAGTCTGGCGCATTTTCAGGAGATGCTACGGCTGCGGCAAAAGCACTTACTAGTGCGCGTCGTCAGTGGTCGGATTTTACAAAAACATTTTATCCCGAAACAAAATCAGGGGTTAGCGGCAATAAGATAAACCAAATCTCAAAATCCTTGGCCGATAGCGTCACAGGAAGATTTGGCTCCACTCCGGATGCTGCCGCCGTTGAGGCTGCTCAGAAGATTTTAGACTCTGGCTTGGCAGACCCAAAAATCTCATCAGCCTTTTACGATAGGCTAGAAAAGGTTTTTGGATCAGGCTCCAACGAAATGTCACTGATTAATCGAAATGTCAGAGATGCCATTCTCGATACAAACGGAGACGTGTCAAAGCTCCCCCAAAACATTGACTCGTTTTTGTCAAAAAATTTGGGATTGTCAGCAAAGACATTTTCTCCGGATGAGATTTCAGAGCTTCGCCGTCTTTCTGAGGCTGTGAAAACCATCAATCAAAAACCAATCCCGGCAGAGCAAAAATCTTCGCTTTTTGCTGATCTGGCAGGAAGCCTATCAGCTGGAATTGGCCCAGCTGTTCTTGCTCACCTTGCCGGGTTTGGCACCTTCGGCTCGGCTGCTACATATGTTGGTGGAGGCCTACTTTCTGGCGTGGGAAAATATGCGTCGAGGGAATTTCCAAAGGCTGTAGAAAAGAAAGGCGCTGAGGCCTATGGTCTTGGTGCAGCACCTGACTGGTCTATGGACTTTGCAAATAAGTTCAGAAGTGCAATTGGTGACCGAGGCGTTGGTCCTGTAGGCCTATCTACTGGTGCAGCTGGTGCCGCGCATGGGACGCCAGAAGAATATGAATACCAAGCTCCGCAACCACTGACGATTTACCCTAATCGCCCCGGTCGAAAATCTGGCGGTAGCGTCTCCATTGCGGATCGTCTTATATCCGAGGTTGACCGTGCCAAACGCGGGATTGACAGCAAGACAAAGACCCTTCTTGGTGCGCATGACGACCACGTTGCGTATGCGCTAGCCCTTGCCAACAAAAACATTGAGGCCTAACAATGGCTACTGCGAACAAGTCCCTGAATACTCCCGCAAACGGATCAAACGTCAATGTTTGGGATCAGCCGGTCAATTCTAACTGGGGATACCTTGATTCAAGCTTAGGTGGCGTCACATCCCTTAGCGTTAGTGCCGGGTCTGCAACCCTCACCAGCTCTCCAGCTAACCCAAACTCACCAACGCCTGCCCAGACACAAGCACTGATCTTCAATGTTTCTGGCACACTCACCGCGAGCGTTGTCTATACTATTCCAGCGGGCGTTGGCGGCGAATGGATTGTCAACAATCAGGCAGTAAATTCAGGAACAAATACCTATACAGTCACATTTCAAGGATCATCAACGACGGGCGTTATCATTCCAAACGGATCGGTTCGCTCGATCTACAACGATCCAACGAGCAATGTAACTTCATTTTCTAGCCCTCAATCATCAATCTCAAGCTCAAACAATCAGGTAATTTATCAGAATAACTCAGGCTCCATTGTTGGCTCGGCAAATCTCACTTTTGACGGAACAACCCTGACAGCGAATACGGCGTCTGTAACAGGGGCTATTACCGCAGGTGGTGTTATTAAAAGCACAAGTGGCGGTTTTACTTTTCCTGACAATTCTACGCAGACGACAGCATCCGGCGTAAGCGGCATTATCCCCGGTGTGTTTAGTAGCCTAAAGATTACCGCCTCCAGCTTGACGGTTAGCGTCACGGCCAACTATGTGGCCCTGTTCAACGGTACAGGCTTCTACACCGCCGCTGCGCCGTCTTTGACAATTGCCGCCAATACAACCGGCGCCAATGGCCTCGACACCGGGACACTTGCGACTAACTGGTATTCGGTGTGGGTTATTTACAACCCCACGACGACCACTGTTGCCGGCCTTCTATCGCTCAGCGCGACGGCTCCGACGTTGCCAAGTGGCTACACGTTCAAGGCGCGTGTTGGCTGGGTGCGCGCGGCGAGCGGATCGGCGCTGGTTAATACTGTTCAGTATGGGAACAGTGCAACATATGTAACGCCCGCACAGGTATTCAGCGGATCAAATTCAAACACCGTCACTTCATATAGTCTGACCACTATCGTCCCTGCGACGGCCTCGGCAGTCGGCCTGATATTAACTAGTGCAAATGCTGATAATCAAAACGCACCGCGCATTGGTGCAAATAGTTCTCTTGGCCTAAATTCTACTTCCGCAACAGTGCCGCCGTTTCTTTCTATATCAGGTCAGGGCGGTACATCGATCGCGTATAGCTCAATTTCAGTTTTAATGCCGCTGCAATCACTTAATGTGTATTATGCATCAATTTCTTCTTCTCTCATTACATCATACGGCTGGACTGACAACCTTTAAGCACTAGGAAGCTCCCCGGTTAAGCCGGGGAGCGTCCACCATTTAGATATTCCTTAATGCCTCTTGTCACGCGAGAGGCACCCTCGCGACACATGATGCGAGCAATTTCAGACGGATTAAGCCCGCACTCCGTATAAAGCAAAAACATAGCTTCTCTGCGAGCAAACACGACTGTCTTATCCCGACTACTTCCTTTTAGGTCTTGAATCGTTACCTCATGCCTGACGGCCACCTCCTTAAGAACCGACAAATATGGCGGACGGGTAATTGTAAGCTTGTGATTTTTTTCAGATCTATTTGTAATATTTGACATTTTAATCCTATCTAGCTGCCATTACCATTCGCACGTATTGATGCTTGTACATTTCTGATTTTTTTCTAAGCTTTGTATTCCACCCACCCCATCCAGCTACGTGACAAGCGGCCATTTGAGTTGGAGTCTTGACTCCAGCATCAAGACATCGACGCATATGAGCGATACCGGCCTCAATTCCTACTTCACAAGTTGTTAGCTCGTTTGGCGCGTATCCAAGTGCCCTCGCAGTCCCCGGCATAACTTGCATGGCGCCTCTGGCTCGGCCTCCATGCACCCTAGGGCCTACTGCATTGCATCGAAATCCAGACTCAATTTTTGTAATTTTTAAAGCCGTATCTACCCATTCTGATCCAAGCCTATATTGAGCTGTCTTTGCTACTTCATCAGCTACAGCTTGTTTCTGGTTATCAATTTGATGGGTTTGTCGCGGAATATCGTTTTTGTATGTTTCGATAGCTGGGGCTTTTAGACCCTTGCTCCAATATTCTCGATCTTTTCTAAAAAAATCTGCTGAACTTTCCTGAGCTAACACACTCGTCGTGCTAGCGACCGTTATTGATAGGATCAATCCAATTAGGAACGTGCAGAGTCGAGTTGTCACTTGCTGTATCCTTTTGCTTGCTACTGCGCCTTGCTTCGACGCTAACAGCGGCCCCATTGGCATCCTTGGGCTGGTTGTCGCTCGTGGCCAGATGCGAACCAAAAGCAGCATAGTTTATCATGTCTACGTAGTGATCGTCTAGCAAGGGTGATTCCGGAACCCTTGCAAGCTTCATCGAAACCATAATCATAGCAATGTCGTATGAAGAAATGTTCTTCTTCAATACGGTGGTCGCAATGATTGAGGCCCTTTCAAAACATTCGCTAGCGGCCCCGTACTGCGCCCCGCGATCCGTCAGTAGTTCCTTGGCGTGATCCAGAATTTCGACGGGCGTCTGTCGTTTCTTCAGCATCATAATCAATGTACTCCTGAATTTTTCCGATATGGCTTGTATTTACAATCAGGTTTCCCCGATCTTCCCATTCAACATCGCCCGGTCCAATCTTACGTCGATACCATTGCTTGAAGGTGACAAAATCTGCTGAATTGATTAGCCGGCAAAGACCGTCCATCGACGTAATGGAGCCCTCAACAATAATTTGATGAACAAGCATACCGCTGGCGGACGGCATATTAAGAGTCATCAGAAACTTCATTTTTAAATCCCTTTCTTAAAACAACCGTTCCGTCCATTTTCCTTTTAAATTTGGAATTTCGACCGCCCGGTATTGGATTTTTAGATTTATAGGCCCCTATGTGCCGTTGGTGTATTCTCTTTACTCTGGAAACCATAGGAATATCAACCTTTGCCGTATGAATCCTATGGCATTTTCTATGGGCTACAAGCCAATTTGAGGCATCATCTTTTCCCCCAGCCCCAAGTGGGATGTCGTGACTGACATCCCACTCTTGGCCGGGCACAACCATAATTTTACAAATATGACAAATTCCATTGTGTCTAAGGAATATGTCAGCTCGCATCTTTGCGGTTATGCGAATTCTTTTCATTGCTTAGTTTTTTCGTCCGAAAAAACCTCATTAAGGATTTCAGTCGCAAGTGAGGGAATAAGAGCGATTGTAGACGTCATAGAGAACGCAGTGAGGCAATCCTTAATAAGGTCTTCATTATTGTTTTTGTATTTTTTCAAAAGCATAATAAAAGAAACACAAAGAACACTAGTTGCATCTTCTGGTCGTTCATCCTTAAGCTGAAATTCAATCATATTGCAGATCGACTTGAATTTTTTCATATCCATATTTGTGATGTTAATCATAATTTCATCTCCGCTCTTTTAGTGGCTTCTTTTGATTGCCACTCGTGAAACTTCATCCGTATATATTCAAGTTTAACTTTTAGCAGAGAGGCAACCCTTCGCGCCTCCACCATACTGTCAATAAAGTTTCTCCACTCTTGCGAGGCCTTAACCGCCATTTCAGCACGACTAACAGGAATATCCCCCTTGTCAGTCATTAATCTGGCAAGGAAGCTGGACTTTGTTTCCTCCAGCAACGATGCAGCTGAATCCGCGTCAACCCAAGATTTAGCTACAATCCTGTATTGTTCGCTCAGCGGAATGTCGGACATACTCAAAACGGAATATCATCATCAAGAAGCTTTGCCGCCCCACCTGAGCCATAATCCGGCTCTCCACCACTCCGCTGGGGCGTATCGCTGCTCCTGTCCGAACGCTCTACCTTATTCCGAAGGCTCAGAGAGACATAATGATTTCCATTCTTGTCTTTCTTGTTCCAGACATTCAGCCAGTATTCCTTGCCCTCGACCTTAATAGTTCCTGTCAAATCGGGGGAGGAATCCCTGTCTCGTCGCAGGTTCTTAAACGCCGATCCGCTCATATCCTTTGTTTCGTATGCCATCAAATCCTCACATCATCGGCAGGCAATCCATAGATAGATTTAAGGGAGTTTAGCTTTTCGTCAAGCTCCCCCAGAAACTTTTTTACTTCCTTCTCAAGCATGACAATGTATTCAACGTCACGCTTAACCCGATGGATAAAGATTGACATATTTTCTGGCATCCTCGGGTCATACGATACAAAATCGCACCACTCCCGATTCGTACAAGCCATTTGAAACTGCATTTGCGGAATATATTTTGTTGGTACCTCGTTTGCCAACAGCGTTTCAATGTGGGTAGCGGTGTTAGGGCATTTAATTTCAATCAGCCCGTCAGCGTCAATAAGGCCATCGGGGCTTGCCCCAGCCATAGGGATAAGGGGATTCACAACAAACCCAGCCTTCTGCACAATCTCCCCTGTCTTGGCCTGATATGCCGCCCGCGCAAGAGGTTCTGTGTCGATACCATGCTGCATTGCGGACGATGTAAACGATTCGTTCTTTTTGCCAGAAATCCGTTCACAAATAAGCTCAGCCATATAGTTGGCACGGGATGCGGAATATCCGCTTTTTGTCTTGCTGATAATATCCGAAACGCGGCTGGCCGTAACGCGGCCCACTCGGGCCTGAAACCATTCTGGTGTGCCCTGTTCCATCAAAATTCCTCCTTCTGGTCGGCTTCGGTAGCGGCATCAACCAGCTCTTTAATCTCGTCTTCGCTAAACACACTGCGCTGATCTGGGCGAAGCGACTTAAACCACTTCTTCGTTTCTGCCAGACCACTGCGAACAATAACTTTGCTGGTGTTCTTCAACGCAAGCACATCCGTTGCCGACAAGCTACTGGTTATTGTCTTCTGAGGAGCGCCGACGTTAGATGCTGCATTTCCGTCATCGTCTTCGCTAGCAAGGGCAAGCATCGACATCATCATATATCGACGGGCATATGTGATAGCCGAGCCAATGCCTTGCGCATCCTGCTTCACAACAGGTAGGCGCAATGTCTCAGATATGAACTCCCCGCTCTTGTGAAAGATTGTCGTCTCAACTTCGACCGCAATCGAATTGGCACCGTTGGAGACCGTTCGCGGACACTGAACAATGCTAAGTCCATGCTTGGCCAATGGCTCACGAATGACTGTACGAACCGCTGCCATATCTGCATACTTGCTGCGAAACGCGGGGTTAAGACCCTTCTTCGTAGCGTCCTCAATCTCGCCCTGAGCAGCTGATATTGCAGTCACAAGAGCTGAAATATCTTCAGACATTTTCATATTTACGCTCTCCAGCAATAGTCATATCGAGTCGCCTTGTTAAGGCTGAACTCAACATAATCACTCAAAAATCGGTGTCAAGCACAAAGTTGACGAAATCAAAATTGTGTGATTAAAATTTACGATGAAGCGCAAAGACCGACCCCAAATCCTCCTTGACGTATTTTCAGCGTCAGGCAACGCGACCAAGCTAGCCAAGGCGCTCGGCGTCAGTCGTGCCGCACTATGCCATTGGCAGCGCGTTCCAATTCGGCATCTAAAGGCAATTTCCGAAATTACGGGAATGTCTCGAAAACATCTTCGCCCCGATTTGTACGACTGACCCGAAAGATTGCCATGATTAAGTTAACGCTTCCGTACCCACCAAGCGTTAACCGATTGTGGCGCTCCGCTGGAAGGGCCAAGGTTTACCGCTCAGACGTGTATAACACTTGGCGGAAGGCGGCGCTTTGGCAAATATCAACGCGCTTCAAAGGTGAACCAGTAAGCGTTCCTTACAAGTTGACAATTAACGCCGTTCGTCCTGACAAAAGGCGGCGTGACCTTGGCAATTTAGAAAAGGCAATTAGCGATATTTTACAAGACGCTGGAGTTGTCAAGGATGACTGTCTGGCCGAATGGATAGAGCTTCGATGGGCCGACGGTGGCCCTGCCTGTTCGATCATTATTGAAACGATGGAGGAGCTAAATGAGCAGTTCAAAAATCTCCCTGGCAAATCAGGTTGATGCTCTTGAGGAAACGGTAAGGCAGCATCGGAACTGGGTTCGTTCTGTAGAGCGACTTGTGGATGAGGGGCGCCGCCCGGTCGAGGTTCTAAACGAAGTTAAGAGACTTCTACCAGCCATGGAGGCGTCTCTTAAGACCATGAATTGGCTAATTAAAAACGAAGAAAAAATTAAAGCGGCTCTTAGTTGAAAATTAATTCCCACTCACACCTTGCGAGTGGGTTTTTTTTGATCTACATATGACACATAGTCACATCCAAGAGGAATAAGATATGGGTTCGCTTAAGGTCAAGGACGAGATTGATCTGATTCGGGTTGTCGAGTCATCGAAGCTGAAAAGGGATAAGTTTGCGAACCTTTTGGGCGTTAGCGACCGAACGCTGTACCGTTGGATGGCTGGAGATTCGAGGATTCCTGTAACCGCAATTTTGGCTATCGAGTATCTGATTTCAGAGAAGCTTATTTAAACCATCCACCCCCTATTGCCGCAGGGGGTGGATGGGCCCATCACTGGGTGGCGGGTGTCCACTCCGTCCCAATGATGATTGAAATTTAGGAATCGTTGACAGGCTTGTCAAGATGCAAAAATAGACAAAAGCTTAAGCATGTCGCATATATAGAGTACTATATAAAAAACCTAGCCAAGATATATAATATTCTATCTAAAAAGATTACACTCCACCTAGATATAGTACGTAGATAATAACCTACGTAGGTTATTACTGACGTAGGTTAATACGTAGGAGTAATATTATATATATATATATACGCGCGTGAGATGAAACAGCTAAGCTGGAGTTTGATATGGAACTGAGAGACTACCAAAAGGATGCAATAGCAAAGCTGAAGCAGGCTCTCGTCGCTGGGCACAAGAGGCCCGTTCTGCACTCGCCTACTGGCTCGGGAAAAACCGTCATTGCGGCATCGGTCGTGGAGATGGCCCGGCAAAAGGGCAAACGCGTAATCTTTGCCGTCCCGGCGCTGTCGCTGATCGACCAGACCGTCGAGCGATTTGTCTCGAATGGGATCATCGAGATTGGCGTGATGCAGGGTGACCACGAGCTTACGGACGCGCTGAGGCCGGTTCAGGTTTGCAGCGTTCAGACTCTGGCGAGGCGTAAAATTCCCAAAGCGGATTTGGTCATAATTGACGAATGTCATATCCAATTTCGTTTATTTGACAAATGGATGAACGATCCTGAGTGGCAGAGCGTACCGTTCGTGGGACTTAGCGCGACGCCGTGGGCCAAGGGCATGGGCTCCAAGGGGCGCTGGGATCATCTGATTATCGGCACCACGACTAGGGAGTTGATTGACAAGGGGCATTTGTCAAATTTCAAAGTCTACGCTCCAGCTCATCCTGACCTGAGTGGGGTCAAAACCAAGGCGGGTGATTACGATATCACTGAGCTTGGCGGCGTGATGAACACCAGCGCTCTCGTGGCGGATGTGGTTTCGACGTGGATGACCAAGGGAGAAAATCAGCCGACCATATGCTTTGCTGTAGACCGAACGCACGCAAAGCATTTGCAGCAGATGTTTGCTGAGTCTGGCGTGCCTGCGGAGTATATGGATGCATACACAACCCTAGAGCAGCGCGCTGGAATCATTAAGAGATTTCAGGATGGCCACACCAAGGTAATCTGCAATGTCGGGGTTCTGACAACCGGGTTCGATGCGGATGTTCGATGCATCATTCTGGCAAGGCCTACCCGAAGTGAAATCCTTTATAGTCAGATGATTGGGCGTGGTTTGCGCACCGCGTCAGGCAAGGATCACTGCATCATCCTCGACCATTCCGATACAACACTAAGGCTTGGATTTGTCACGGATATTCACCACGACGAACTCGATGATGGTTCAGGTCGCAGGCCCCAGAAGGAACGATCAGCCCCCCTTCCGAAAGAGTGCCCCAAGTGCTCGTTTTTGAAACCGCCAAAGACGCCAATTTGCCCAGCATGTGGGTTCAAGCCAGAGGGCCGCGACGATACCGAAGTGGCGGAGGGTGAGCTTCACGAGCTTCTTGACCGAAAGACTGCCAAGGTTAAGTCTACCTCAATAAGTGAACAAATTACGTTCTATGCCGAAATGAGACTTCACGCTGAGCAACGAGGGTTTAAGCACGGGTGGGCATACTGGGCCTTCAAGGATAAGTTTAAGTCTTCGCCGCCTCGCAGCTTTGATAGCGCCACGGTGAATTATATCAGGCCAGAAACGCAGAGCTGGATACGGGCGCGGAATATCCGCAAATCCAAAGCTCGGGAAAAGATGGGAATTACAAATGGCAAAGATCGCGCTGCAAGCACAGGGACACTGGAAAATGCTGCTGCCCCTGCTCGGGGTTGATTCCAGCTTTCTCGTTAACCGACATGGCCCCTGCCCGATGTGCGGCGGAGCTGACCGATTCCGGTGGGATAATTCCAGCGATCGGGGAGATTTCATTTGCAATCAGTGCGGAGCCGGTGACGGCTTCGCGTTGGCTGGTCATGTGACAGGAAAGCCGTTCTCCGTCATCGCCCAGGAGGTGGAGAAGATTTTAGGTATCGAGCCAGAAAGACGCGAGGCGAAGGGTGACCCGGAGGAGAGGAAGCGCCGGATGGCCATAGAATCGGTTTGGAAGGGGTCTAGGCCGGTTTCTGAGGACTGCCCGGTGGGTGTGTACCTAAAGAAAAGAACGGGCGCCCTGATGCCGTTTGAGGAGATCAGGTGGCATCCTAACTTTATGGTGGATCAGGTTAGATATTCAGCCATGCTGTGCCGGGTGCGCGATACCTCTGGCGAGGCCGTTAACATCCACGTTACGGTGCTCACCGACGAGGGTGAAAAGGCGGATGTTGCGGTCCCGAAGCGCGTCATGTCTGGCAAGCTTCCTGCTGGCTCGGCTATTCGCCTCGGGCCGACAAGCGATACCATGGGCGTAGCGGAGGGCGTCGAGACTGCAATCAGCGCCTCGGTGATCGCCGGCTTCACTGTATGGTCATGCCTGAACGCCGGCATGCTTTCAAAATGGGAGCCGCCGCCCGATGTTCGTCGGGTGGTCGTGTTTCCTGACAATGATAAAAATTTCGCGGGTCAGGCCAGCGCGTATGCTTTGGCAAACAGACTATTTGTCAAACACAACCTTAGGGTTGACGTCGCCATCCCGCCTCAGGGCAAGGACTGGAACGACTACCATAAGATCAAAATGGCCCGCACGTAATGACAAAAAAAACGGGCGGGGAAAACCCGCCCGTTCGTTCAATAAAAACAATCGCTTATATAATCTGATGCGGAATAAATATCGCTATGATATCCAATTTCGCCGTCTCTGGGAAAAGACTTCCACTGCGCATGGCCTTTCTTTTTTGTGTTTCTGACTATGTATCCCGCCTCTTCCATCCCACATAAAACAATAATCCGTTTAGATTTGTCATCATCAATCATATAAACCTGTGTCTTACCCGACCTAAACCCCCCGCTGGTTTCATAATTTTTGTTTAGTTCAAAACCCATTTCTAACAAAAGTTCATATCCAGATGCAGACTGATTTCTGTCAAGTATTGATGATATCTGCATGATCTTTCCCCCGCTCATTATATTTCGACATAAGGATGGATAACCGGGTCGTTAATCCATGACGGCTTTGTAAATTCTGTATTATCTCTAAACGGCATTATAATTCCAAATCCCTCGCAATGCTTTCTGTCTGTAAGCTCCGGTTCCATCCAATTGACAAGCGCGGGGCCTTCTCCGGCGTGGTGAATCTTAATCTTTACATTCTTGCGCTCTGCCCAAGTGATAGCGGCTTTATGAATCCGCGTCACAAGCGCCGGATCGAATTGGGCCATCTTGCCAGCGTTTTCGGTCGAGACGCCGTTAACAGTGTGCCGCCAATCTGGATATGTAGCGTCAATCTCTTTTTCGCAATATGTTGTATTTCCATACAAAATTGTAATGAGACCATCTTTGACCGACAGGTCTGCATAATTATCGTTTCTGATAAGCTTAATGCGATCCATCAGCGCGATGGGCAAAAGAAACGCGCCTGTGTATCCAGTGTTGTCAGTCGTCTGGCGAACTGATCCAAGGATGTGGCCATCTGTAGCAGTTGCAACGATTCCCCCATGCACGGTTTCAATGTAAATTCCATTGAGGTAATAGCGCACCTCTGACTTTGCGCAAAAGCAGGAAAGAGCCTTAAGCGCCCGAATATTGATTTCCATTTCCAGTCTCCATTCCGAGCTATGGTGCTCGCATATGTCGGGCCATCTTAACCGACATATGGGAGGACCATCCTGACCGACCATCCTGACCGACTTACGCGACCATCCTGACCGACCATCCTGACCGACTTACCGCGCGAGGGGCGGGACGCGGCCCATAGATAAGACCAAGGTTCTAAAGTCAAGCCCATGTCTGGCATTTGTCAAACTCAAGCTCTAGCCTTTTGACAGGTTCATGTTTTGTTCTATCGCCAAGGTCCAGCATCATTGCCGTCTAATCTCGACTGAAAACATCCTACCATGTGACGTTATGTCAGGTCAATCCCCTATCTTCGCCCCTGTGGATAGTACTTTCGTGCGGGCTTTGCGGAAGGCAAGGCGGGACGTGTGCGGGACATGGCGCCACCATGTCCCGCGCTATCGCTAGGGCCGGTTAGTACTCTTCCGGGAGCAGGATCGTTGTGGAGGATCGATCCGCCTCAGTTATTACCCACACCTTGATTGCGTCGCGTATCCAATAGGCGGACAGGATGCGGCCCCCATGGATTAGGGCGTGATCGTTGGCGTCAATGTCTTCCTTATCCAAGTCCCCCCATATGCCAATCGAGTGTTTCCCTAGCATGTTCGCGATGGGCCCCATTGCGCCGGCGGCGCGCATGGCTCCCGGTGCAGCAACGATCCGTCCCAGCTTCAAAATAGGCTTCAACATATCAAACTCCCATCATTGCGTTTGCGGCATACTTTGCGAGCGCTAGGCAGGCCGGTTGGGCATGAAACCCCAAAAGCCCGCCAAGCGCCAAAAATAGGTGCTAGACGGGCTTTAAGTGTGTCACGCGGTACGGGTAGCAAATATCTCCGGAAGCGTCTCTAAGGTGCCTGCTAGGGCTTCCTGAATGGTAGGAAGAACGGCGCCCATAGCGTCCTTCGGGGTTCTCAGCTGTCCTGCCCATGCCTGTGCGCTAGGAATTAAGGTCAGGTCCGGAAAGTCTTTGGGTTTCGGCGTGTAGGGTACGCCGTATCCGCTTTCGTATTCCGGTTTTAAATGCTTTTCCATGAGTGAAAAAACAATCCGCCGATACATTGCCGGACTTGCGATACAAAAGGCCATTCGGTCTAGATCTAGAATATCGGACGCTTCTTTAATCCTTACTGTTATAAAGCTGATTGACGTCTTTTCGTACATTGATTCCATCCCATAAACTAAACTGATTTCGCATCTGAAATCGTTCTGTTCGAGCGCGTCAATTACAGATAATAACACCGCCCCGTAATTTGTGATTTCGTTGGACGTCACAAGCGCGCTAACGCTGGCAATGATGCCAAGCCTAACTGTAGGGCGCGCGCGTTCAATGGATGCAATGGGCGATATCATACAATGTGCTTCGCCAGCGGCGGCCATTGCAGCAATAGGATAGGCCCCCGCAACGTCGAAACTATAACTCGGTCGCGACGCTATATTGTTTTGAGCAGCAATTGACGCAACGGCGCCTGTCATCTTAACCGCGCCATCTTTCCAGCCATAGCGCGCCATGGTCACGGCGTCATCGAAAGTGTTCGAGCCATGCCAACCGGAATCGTCGTGCGCTTGACTTGATAGTTTGCGTGTAAATATCGGTTTAATAGCAGGATTAGAAGCGACCGAAACGGCCGCCCCCAGTGAGTCGAAATGGTGGCGATATACAGGCTTTGACATATCAATCTCCCCTTACTTGATCTTGGCAATAGTATCCTCATCCAGTCCCTTGAACAGAATGGCGCTCTCTACCTCGCGCCGTGGCCATCCCGCACAAAGCAGCTTTGCGCCCATAATCGTCGCGCGCGGTGAAACGACGTGTCTAATTTTCTGGTCAAATATCTTCGCTCGCACCGCCTGAACCCTGTATAGCCAACTATGCGACGCAAGGCGCGCGTCGTTTTCATCGAGGATCGGAACGCATGTAACGGGCGGTTTAGCATCTGGCGGCATAGGGGCACCCACGATCGCGTTTTCCAGTGCTTCGTCGTATTCCCACGACATGACTGCAAAGCGGTCCAAAACTGCCGCGTCTTGTTGCAGACGTCCGACATATTGCCGGTCACTGCCGCGCCCGAACGTGTTGGCCGCTGCGATGGGGCGGAAATTATCGTGCTTTTTGAATGTGCCGTCTGGAAAATCAAAAAAGCCGTTCGCCAATGCAGCATTAAACGGCAGAACGGCGCCGGGCGCGGAACCGTCAATTTCATCATACAAAAAGACGCCGCCGCTAATGAAAGCTTTACGGAAGGACGTTTCGACGACGCGGCCTTGCGCGTCAATAAAGCCGGTCAGTTTATAAGGCGAGTCGAGAGCGCCCGTAAAATGAAAGTCTAGTCCCAGCAATTCGGCAACTTGCGCCGCTGCACTCGTTTTTCCGGAGCCTGCCGGGCCAACGAGCATCACTGGCACGCCAGCATTCACTGCGGACAAAAGCATTGGAAGCGAGCGGTGCGCCAGCTTATCGCCCAACGGCTTCACACCGGCAGGTGTTCGCAGGTCAAGCGTGATGTGCGCGGGCCTGCCAGCGTGCTGCTTGATAAGCTCGAGAACGCGCTCTTCTGAGATCCCATCGTCTCCCAGCAACTCGCGCATGGCCTTCAGCTTGGCCTCTGCGTTGACGGTGTGCTTTTCCATATCTGAATCCTTTTCCTGTTCGACTTCGCCTTCAATCTTAAGCTTTTGCTTAAAGCTGTAATCCGGATATTCCGCACGCGGCTCTTTCCGCCTGCCAAAGGCGGAAGCGTCAATCCCTAGGTCTCGCGCCGCTTGCTCTAAATCGTCTACAGACAAGCTCGCGCTGTCCTTCGAGTTTGTGGTTCGCCATTGTTTCCACCCATCGTGGTCGAGGATCATGCGGCGTAAGGCCGTTCGCCCCTCTGGACTGTATCTAAATTCAGACATCGACTTCGCCCCGCCTCATATCGAATCAACATGCGCACCCTATAGCGTCCTTCTGTATATGGCAATCTGTCAGGCAGTCTTTTTTGTATGGGCGCGCTTGTCTCGCCATGCGGTACACTGACAGAATGGCCGGAAACAGGGGCTACACGGCCTTTAGGCCTTGTCAGCTAGGTAGGTGTCAAAAAGAAAAAGTTGGCCGGTTTCTGGTTTTGTTCCGTTCCTATGTTTCACGGACTTTTGTCCTATGTTTCACAGGATTGGAGAGATCGTCAGGATTGCTATCCTAGCCAAGCATTGACTCTCAAGAAACCCTTTGATATCAATAGGGAATTAGGATTCCAGTCATAGGATTACAAATGGCGGCGAGAGCTAAAGCTAAGCAATTAGCAGGCGAGACAATCGAGGAAACCCGCGATCGACTGGCAAGGGAAAAGCTCAAGGCGCGCGAGGATCGGAACAGGCTGCAAGCGATAGAAGAGAAAGAAGCTTGGCAAGCGATACAAGATACTGCCAACGCTCATATGGGAGCGGTAGCAAAGCGCAAAGGCGGACAGCCTAAATACAGTGAGACAGAGAGGGACAGAATACAGGTAGAGATATGTGAGAGGCTTTCTGTAGGACAGTCGCTGAACAAGATATGTCAAATGCCAGACATGCCGCCTATCACGACGGTGATGGGATGGATCGGTAAAGATCAAGCTTTCGAGGAAAGATACGCTAGGGCGCGAGAACTAGCGGCACATAGTTTGTTCGATCAATGTATTGATATTGCAGACGATGCTACTGGGGACGTCCTAAAGGACGGCAGTGCAAACCATGCAGCAATCAGTAGGGCGAAACTAAGGGTAGATACACGCATGAGGATGGCCGGAAAGCTTTCCCCTAAGGTGTATGGGGAGAGAGTGGAAGGCCTTGCCAGCGGTACGGTGAACATAACGAACAACTCACTGACATTGGACGCCAGAAGCTTGTCACCAGATCAACGTGATAGTCTTCGGGCGATGCTTTTGCAGGCTTCGGACCGTGCAAAGCTCATTGACGGCTGACAAACTGACAAATTCGCCCCGCTTTGCGTAACACAAAGTGTTTTCCCGCGTTTTGTTGAGACTCGCCTTGACAAAACATGGGTTTAAGCATGGGCGTAAGCAGTATTAAGCATGGGCTTATGTGTGGCAAGGGTGCGTTTTGCGTTCTGGCATGGCCTTGCCAGTGGCAAAGTGTTTCACGTGAAACATAATAAGGCTTGTTTGTTTATTCTGGACTTTACAAAAGTGGCACTTTTGACCGATCTGGGTATATAAACCCGTGTTTTGTTGAGACTTAGGTTTACAAATGACCGACTAGGATTGTCATCCTATCCGCCGCCATCTGCCGGAATATATTCCTAACAACGATGCTCAACAGGAATGTAATCCTATACAAGCCAAATGATGGGATTGTCTTCCTATCTGCCACGCTCGTTAGGAATACACTCCTGACAAATGACCAGAGTCCTATCTGACAAGTCTGACAAAGTTGACCGACCTATCCTTGCCAACCATTAGGAATGACATCCTATGTCAGCCATCATGTTAGGATTGTATTCCTATCTGTCAGGAACTTGGGAATGTATTCCTACTGGCGAGCGCCTAATAGGAATTTAGTCCTACGATAGGAATGACAACCTACCGGTAGCCCCCC